TGGCCTCTTCGGTCAGCGAGAAACCCAGAGCGATAGTCTCGTGGTTGTAGCGTGCAGTCCAAGCTTCTTGGCCGTTGTCATAACGAATGGCTTGACCTTCGTTCTTGACCGGAGCAGCCGAGAAACCAGACAGCTTGGTTTCTTCTTCAAAGCTACGTTCCGAGGTTTCGGTTTCGTAGATTTCCTTATGCTCTTCGCCGTAACGCTTGTACTCAAGACCAAACAGAGCGTTAAGACCGGGGAGCAGTTCCTTCAGTAACTGTGCGCGAGAAATTGCCATGATTTACTCCTTAGGCGATGTTGTAGCGATGAACGCCAAAGTTGGTCTTCACCAGAGCTTCAGGCGTTTGCACCAGAGCAACAGTACCCGACACCGTGGCAGTCGAAGCAACAACGGTAAGAGCGGTATTGCCAGTGGTGGTCACGGTGGCGGCAGTCGAAACGGTCGAGCCAGTGAACTGAAGTCCATTGGCGGTCACGTTGAAAATATCCGTGCCAACCGGAATGTACAGACCAACCGGCAGACCAGAAACGGTCAGCGTGGTAGTGCCAGTACCCGACACATAAGTGGCCGAGTTGCTGAATTGGCTGTCTGGAATCAGTTGCAGAACACGGAAACCAGCGGTGCTTGCACCAGCAGCCGAGGTCGGAACAACCGACATCAGCGAGTCACCAGTTTGAGCCGAACCAGTTTGCGTACCGCCAACAACGTTAGCGCCAACCAGAAGCGAAGAGAACGAACCAATGGTCGAACCGCCAGCGGTGGTCGAAGCAGCAACTTGCAGGACAACATCCGGGTCGTCAACCACGATAGCGGTGATATCGCCAGCAGTCACGTTGCCCGGATAATACTGGGCATATTGACGTTGCTTGGTGGTCGGGTTGGTGTAGTAACAACCAACAAAGTAACCAACGATGGTGTTGGTGCTATTCACCGGCAGGGACGGCAGAACCGCGTAGCCAGACGAAATGGTGACGGGGTCACCGTAGTAGATAGCGGTGCCGTAGTTGTACGCAATCGGAATATTCCGAGTGGAACCAGCATACGGTTGCCCGCCAATCAAGTTTACGGGCTTAAAGCCGTAGGGCTTTTCAACAGTCGGGTAAGACATAATTTACTCCTTGTTTGTTAATAACTGCCATTACTTACGTTCGGAGAACTTGGGCATACGGCGGTCACTGTCACGCATATAACTTTGTTCAACCGATTGCATTTGGTCACGGTTGATTTGTTGGTAATAGGCGTTGCGCTGCTCAACCATTTCAACGGGCATCTTGCACAACGTCAAACCACCAACTTCCACATTGCCACTTGAGGGCGCGCCGGGAACTGCGGAAAGCTTCAATTCAGGGTGGTCTTCCATACGGACAGGCTCCCAACCTTCACGAAACCTTGCACTGACATTAGTGGGGTCAGCGGCCCCCATCAAACTGGTACGAACCCAGCGGAAGTTATAGCCATCCTGTGCAGTCGGCACGGGTAAAGTCGAGGGCGGAACCCACTGCTTTACACGTTCATTGTTTTCACGGACATCGAAATTACGAGGACGGCGGTTATCCATTGCGCTTCTCCAGTTCAATTTTCTGTTTAGCGTAAACTTCAAGTGGCAGATTTAAACGACGAGCGAGCGCAACTTCGCTGGCACTCAGCGTAATCCGTTTTGAGGGGTTGCTACGGGCTGCGGGCGCAACCACGGTAGAAGGACGCTTCTTTTCTTGTTTCTCCGGCTTGACTTCATCAAACCTATCTGGAAACAACGTCCGAATGCGGGAATCAAGTTCCCGATAATAATCATCACTACGCGGGTCGTAACCCGAAGCAACCAGTTCTTCATGCACCCCAAGCGCGGTACCGGTCATAACCTTGTCTTTCCAGAACCAAGGATTGGCTTTATGCCATTCCTGAGCCTTGTAATCAACAGGCTTGGGCTGAGTGGTTTGAATATTTACATCATTAAAATCTTCTTGTCTAGCATTATTTTTAAATTCATCCAAACGAGTACGCATTAACTGCGCTTGGTTGAACTCTTCTTGAGCAGAAACTTCTGCTTCAATATCGCCAATTGACTTTGCTTCGATTAACTTCTTCTTGGCGACTTCGTATTCAATTGCGGCCTTTTGCTTTGCCGCTTCAATATAAGCATCCTCGCCATTCTTCAGGCTGTTTTTAAGCCTGCTGTTTTCCTCCATGATGCGGCGAGCAAGTTCAATTGCCTCCTCGCGTTCACGCATTGCTGCTTCTTTTGCGCGGCGCTCATCATGGCGGGCGTGAGACAGTTCCTTGATACGCTTTTGTACATTTGAACTGTATTGCTCAATTTCATCGTCAGAAGGTTCTTCAATTTCCTTCTCCAACGGCTTCCGATTGCGGTCTTCTTCCGGGGTGTCATCGACAATATCAATCTCAATATTGTCTAAACCTTCCGTTTCAATTACCACTTCTTCCTGAATCTGGTTTTCGTTTTCCATTTTCATTCCTTAAGCGCGTGTGTATCCGCGTGGGTCTTGGACGACAGCTTCAACAGAGTCATCGTTGATGAGCCTAAATTCGCGACCATGAATTTTGAAGCGGGTTCCAGAATATGCTCTGGTTAAAACAAAATCGCCTTCTTGGCAGTAAGCGCCATTCGGGAAACGGGTCTTATCTTCATAACAATCAGGACCCATCTTCAATACAAACAAAATAACCGAAGAATGTTCTTCGACCTTTAATGTTGTATCTGCTTTCAGAATGCCGTTGGCAAATTTGTCTTCCACTTCGGGAAGGGCGCACAGAATCTTGTAGCCCTTCGGCTCCGGCAACTGGGTTGCCTTTTCTTCTTCAACAACCGTGACTTCGTCAGTCATTTTTGAGTTTCTCCGCGAGGTCTAAAACGTGTGACTGTGCAACCTCAAGACCCCGAATAAGGCCGCACAGATACTTGTAATGCGCGAAATCTTTGCAATTGTCCTTTGCAACGAATTCGTTATGTCCTTGGATTTCTTCCCTTAACTTCTTTAGAAGGTATTGCATTTCGTCCATTTACTGCCTCCGCACCGATTTTCATGCCCTCAAGGAATTCCTTGGAGTTCAAGTTGGCTTTGGTGTCAGCCATTTTTGCTTGCGCTGCCATTGCAGCGGTTTGTTTTTGCGCCTGAATGCGTTCGCGTTCACGCGAGTCTTTGAGTTGCATATCCTGACCACGCAGAGCGAGTTCGGCTTGGTCCTTTTGGGCCTTGCGCTCAATTTCCATTTGCTTGAGTTCAAGTTCCTTAAGAGCCTGCTGAACAATCGGGTCTTGTGCCGCTTGTTCGTTTTGTTGCTGTTTAACCTCTGCTTGGTCTTTTGCGAGAAGACGTTCCGCAGCAGCAGCAATAAGCTTGGATACTTGGAACTCGACATCTTCCGGCAACTGCTCTTTGTCGCCCGGAAGTGGTGCGCCAATCTGTTCTTCAATGTGCTGTTTGTAAGCAAAACCAATGTGTTCTGCGATATGGGCTTGAGCGGCAGTCATCATTTGTTGATACAAAGGCGACTGACCGGCAATCTGTTGAATCTTGGGGTCTTGTAACATTGCCATGTGAGTAGCAATGTGTGATTCGTGGTCTTGATAACCAAAAGCTTTGACCGGTTTTCCGGTCATCAGCGCCATGTTTTCGCTAACCGGGTCTTTCGGCTTAAGGTCATCGGTGGTCGGAATCAGCTTGTCAACGTTCTTGATGTTTAAAGTTGACAACATTTGGCGATGCAGTTCCGGCAAGTCATAGATTTGCGGAGCGCCCTGAGCTAATTGAAGGGCAGCTTGATACTGAACAATCCGTTGTGACATCGTTGCGGCATTTGGGTCACTGACCGGGATGATGTCGGTCTTATCATAGTCAGACTGTTTAACCAGACGCGGTGCATCATCTACGTCGTAGTCATACTCCTCTGGAGTAAAGTCACGAATGATGGAAGCAAGTAATTTAAACTCTTCTTTCATCGCATAGTGGACACGAGCCTGAACCGCACTCATCACCTTCAGGGTGCGTTCCAGAATCGCAAGCGTGGTTCCCACGGGTGCCTGTGAGGACATATCAGACACTTTGAGGTCCGAGATGGATGCGAACCTACGACCCTCCTCTACAATCACGCCAAGAAGCTGTGAGAGCGTCTGAGAGGGTTCCTTGTAGGGCAGCGGCAGGATGTTGTCGCG